TTCACCCGGCCGGCGTGGCGCTCCAGGAGCTCCAGTTCCGAGGTGTCGGGCTGCAGTTGGTCGCCGCGCCAGGCCAGGTGGCCGTCCAGGTCCGAGATCTGCCCCGCGAGCTCCTTCAGGATCACGCCCAGGACCGAGTTCGCCGCGATCTGTGCCCCTTCGGCCATATGGCCCTGCGCGGTCAGGCGTTGCTCGGCCGACCGGCTCATGCTCGTCAGACGTTGCTCGATGGTGCGGGTTTGCCAGGGCATTCTCGTCGCTCTCCTAGATCGTTCCCAAGTAGCGCGCGCGGCCGTCCGCCAGGCCGCGTTCGAAGGCGAAGGCGCGGACGCCGCCGGCCTTCAGCGTGACCGTGATCTGCACGGCCAGCAGGCCGCGCCGCGCCCACCACACCCGGCTGGTCACCGCCGTCACGTCGCGCACGGCCGTCTCGCGGCTGGCCGGCATCCAGGCCAGCGCCGCGTCCACGATGTCCTTGGCGCGCAGGCGGGTTTCCTCGGTCTCCTTCTCCCGCGCCAGCGTCCACCACAGACTGCCGAGAGGCCGGCCGTCGCGATCCTCGGCCGCCGCCTCCAGGGCGTCGCCCCACCATCCACGGCGGTCGTCGCCGTCGACGGCCAGCGTCTCCGGCGCGCGCCGGTCGGTGAAGATGGACAGCCAGATCGCCTCCAGCAGGCCGTCGCCCAGGACCAGGTCACCACCCCGCACGGCCAGATCAGGCCCTTGGGTGTCGTCGGCCGGGAATGCAAACATCAGGTCCATCAGCCGGCCCTCACCTTGTCGGAGCCCGAGACGATAGGCCAAGTGCCGGCGCTCGACCCGGACCCGACGTTGACCAGGTCACCCACGCGCGCGACGGGGGGGCCGTCCTCGGTGCCGAGATGCAGATCCTCGCAGTTGACCACCGCCTTGCCGGCGGCGTTCACGGTGATGTCGCCAGTGGCGTCGACCGTGACGTTCGCCGCCTCCACATGGACATCGCCCGGGGCGTAGATGTCCATGTCGCCGCCGGCCTTCAGGTGCACCCGCTGGCCGTGCTTGGAATACAGGCAGACCTCGCCCGGCTGCAGGGTCAGCGGATGGTGGCGCGGATCCCCGATCACGAAGGCGATCAGCTGCGCCTGGTCGCCGGCATTGGCGACGACCCAGGCCTCCGCCCCGGGCATCGGATAGGCCGCAAGGCCATAGGGCTCGGCATGCTCCACCGCCTCGCGCGGGTTGCCGCCCAGGCCGACCACCTGCACGCGCTGGATGGCGTTCGCCGCTGCCGCCGTGATGCGCAGCACCTTCGACCGCCCGGCAATGCGTCGCAGCGCCTGGCCCAGGGGGCGGATCAAGTCGCGGATCAGGGTGCGGAGGTTGCGCTCTACCATCCGGCGTCCTCCGCCTTTTCGGGCAGCGCCGCCAGCTTCCAGGCGGAGGGCACGACGCTGGTCACTTCGCAGCGCAGCTCCTCCTTGTTGACGGTGAATGCCGCCTGTTCGATCAGCATGTCGCGGTCGACCCGCAGGAACTCGTCGCGCACGGCGCTCACCCGGTTCGGCCGCCACACCCGGCCCTTCAATTCCTGACGCCAGTCGGTGAACGTGTGGATCGTCTTCACCGCGCGCCCGGCGGCGATCGCCGCCATGG